AAGTTGAACATCCCAAACGAAGTTACCTAAACCATTTGGAGCCCAGCATTGCATTCCTGGGTCAACCATTGTAAATTGCTTTACAGTTCCTAAATCTTGAGCGAAATTACCTACGTTACGTGGGTTAGTGATTAAGTGTACAGAACCTGGTGCAAATACTCCGAATTGGTTAGCGCCCCAAGTTGTAGCAGTCTTTTGTGAATGGAAGAACTGGAAACCTAAAGCATCAGCTAAACGAGCTTGGTCGATACCATTTTGATTTAAACCGTAAGCTTGAGATAAATAATTCATCGCAAATCCGTGGATATGTCCATTTCCAACGATCATCGGTGTACCGCATAGTTCGTTAATAGCCGCATCAGTTAAGATACGAGTTAAACCTTCTGCAAAGTTTTGAGTTGAACCATTAAGGTTAAAGTTTACAGATGTAGATGTAGAAGCACCAGTACGCGCGTTAACTCCGAATTGAGTTGCCATAGCAGTTGTCAATTGAGTTTCCATTTTTGCATAAAGACCTCTCATCGCATGACGAATTGAATCTAAATGCTCGCTCATCATTCTTGTAGCTGGTAAACCAACTGCAACTGTTGCAGAAGCATCAGCGCAATATTGACGAATTTTATCGTCAGTGATATGCATCGAAAGTTGAACATATTTACCTAACTGAACTGTTGTTTCAGCATAAGCTGGGATAACATCAACTCCGCAATGTTCAGATGTAGAAACCTGATTTTCCGTTACTGGAGTTTTGTATTTCACGCGCACTTCACGGCGGTGACCTTCTCCATAAGCCGCAACGATTTCTGGTGCGTTTGGAGTTTGTAATAACATATTTAAGAAACCAGGTTGAGTCACCTTCGTTCCGTTATAGTTTTCATTGATTGTAGCAAGGTGTAACACCACTGCTTCGCAATAACCTAAAGCCATTTTATTTAATAAATTTAATTGTGATTTTAAAGCAAGAAAAATAATGTCTTTCGACAAAGTTTTTTATAAGGTCTGATGACCAAGAATTTTGTAAGACCTTTCGGTCAATGCTGCTTACTATTACAAAGGTATAAAAAAAAAGAGATAAGTAACAAGTACCTATCTCAATTTTCAACTGATTTGTGGAAAGCAAGAAATCTATAAAGAACGAAATTAAATTTTCATTTGTGAATTGGCGCGGATAGCGGCTAATTGTTCTTGTAAAAATTGTGTACCAGCACTTGCCGTTGGCGCAGTTGTACCAAAGTTTGTAGGTGCTTGTTGCGCTTGTTGACCAAGGTCTAACATTCGGTTATCAGCTACAATTTTATCAAGCAATGTTTTAAACTCTACTGGTTGGTTATTCTCAACATATGGTAAAGCTTCATCTTGTGCATTCACTAAAGCAAGTTTACCATTCTCAATTTTAACCTTTGCACCTTTGCTATCCAGGTATTGGTTCATTAAAGTTTTAGCCGACACTTTAGCCACATCTTTACTCAAAGTTTTGATGTAATTATAGCCGTTTAAAAGACCATCAATATGCAAATCTTTTAACTCATTGATGCGACTATTCTCAACTTCCTGAACTTGCCTTTGCGCTTCTTGTTTAATCCTTACGATTTCAGCATTAAGTTGGCTAATTTGGTCTGCATATTTTTTAGAATCGCCACTATTAGCGGATGCTTTTTTAGTCATTAATGCATCTATCTTTTCTTTTAATAGAGGTATCTTTTGATAAGTCGATTTAATCCCAGTGAACTCCGCTTTATCCTCATCACCAAACTCGTAAGCTTCCATTAGCTTTTGAAGTTCCGTTTCAACTGGATTAAGTGCCGCACCATAAAAGTGTGATTTAACCGCTGGATGGTACTTTGCCGTGTCCACGGTCATAATATTACTCGATGCGCTTTCCCAATTTTGCGGGATGTCATCTTGATTTAATGCTGGGTTGCCTAATAATTTTTTTAGGTTTTCGTCATCGCCTGGAATACCAGCCGCGATCATTACGTTGTTAAGTAGTTCAGATAGTTTCATTTTTCTTTAATTTTTTTGCTTGTTTGGTTGCCTCTTCTTTGATGGCATTAATGTCTAACTTTTGAAAAATCATTTCGGTTTTTTTCTCAATCTCACCTTCAGGTAAATGTGGTTTGATTGTGAATCTACCTTGGAATTTTTCCATGAGATGCTCTCTCATGTTGTCCTCGTTGGACTGCGGAATGATAGTGTTTAATTTACCATCAATCCATACTTCGATTTGTTTATCCATATCTATTTAAATTTATTAAGTAACTCTTTTGGAACTATCTTACTGCTGACTGGCATAAACTGATGACCACAATTCCAACCACCAGCTTTGACGGCTAAATTACTAACATTAGTGCCAGCTTCCAAACCTTCTGGAAGTCCAGTTTTTTTATTAATAGGTACTTTCTTGCCGTTTATATCTCCTCGTAAAAACTCATCAAACTGCGATTTGTGAACGAACTCCATACCTTCTTTTTTAGCATCTATTAATGCTTTGCAAAATGGACGCGATGTTGTTAGTAATGAACCTACATATTTATACCATTCTAAACCAAGGTCAGATACCGCCGTTTCATTGTATTGACGCGAATAGGTGTTTAACGCAGTTGTAGTATATGTCTTTGCATACTTTGCTAATGCACCATCACCTTCTTTAGTATCGGTCATGAATATACGCACCTGGTCAATCATATCTTCGTAAGATGCACTACCAGTTACGTTCTGAATTAAGATGTCATTAAGCTTATTTACTACGTTGGATTGAATCCCACTACCTAATAAATTTTCAGTTACACTATCTACCGATGCTATTTTAATTGCTTCAAAAACATCCGATGGTTTAAATTTCCCAGTGACCACACTAAAGTATTGAGAATTGATGTCGCTTACATCGTCAAACGATTTTAAAAATTCGTCAACTTTCTTTTTGTAGTTACCATCGACAATAGCACCTTCAAACTCCTTTTTTATTTGGGCGATTATCTTAATATTCTTAACCGACAATTTAACTGTATCACCAGTTTTGTCGAGGTCGCCCATTAACTTTACGATTTTGGCAAATGCCTTTTTCTGAACACTTGGGATTTGTTCGTTAAAAGCATTAACACTATCGTCAATAGTCTTAAGTAGTTGTTGGATTAGTTGTTCCTGGGATGGCATTATTTAGCTCTTCAGCGTAGCCGACTAAAATAGCAAACTTTTCTGACTTCGTTAAGTCATACCAATTACTATTTTCATCAATTGCTCGCGCTATGAATTTATTAATGTTATAATGAATTGTAATATCTGTTTTACTAATTACACCTAATTGGTTTGCCGTTAAAATTGAATCGTCACCAAGTCCAGCTAAAGGATCAAGTTCCATTCTCGAAGTTACTTGTTCAGCAATGGTTGGATTAGTGCTAAACTTTCTGCGTGCATATTCAATCTCCGCCGCAATAATTAAAGTCGCATCTACCTTTGCGTTAACCATTCGTGTGATATCATCTAACATAACACTATCGCTTACTATTTCGTATTTGATAGGCACGTTAATTTGTGGCAACATTGTAATTACATCCTCTTTAGAATAGATAGTTGAATATCTCCAAAGACCAGCTAAATAAGATGTCATATTAATGAAGTGAATCATATCTTCAGCCACCGCATAAACGAAATTATTTAACTCTTCAGCATCATATTGCTTTGCGACACCTGATTGTGCAAGTGGTTTCTCCGCTAAAAACTCCATATTGATAGCACTTAATGCATCGTATATACGTTGCTTAAATCTACTATCCATAATAGTAATAATCTCCGTTTGCTTTTGGATGTAAGCTGCTGGTGGATTTGGAGGTGTTTCTTTAAGTACACTATTTGAAATAACAATATGCTCAAATGGATTAAATGGATATTTACCTTTTCCATCGCACTCCGTACAACCTACCGCACCATTAGTTGAGTTAATCATACCACTACCTTTACATACGTTGCAATCAGCAGTTTCGTAAGTGTACATGGTACTAAAAATGTGTTGCACCATTTCAGCTTGAGCATCTGAATATTCACGTGCGCATTCATTTAATGCTGGTATCATCCCAGCTACACGTGTTTCGTAATGCCTTTCCTGATTAGTAAACTCAATTACAACACTACCAATTTCAAATGCTGGTAACTCCATTAAGTTGTGCTGATATGCCCACGCCTCGCGATACTTCCCATCCGCACTTATTTGCTCATAGCGGTACATATGTGTATCTGTCAAAGCATACACTACCTCGCCTTTCATCTCACCTTTGCCATTCTTAAAATAGTAATCTTCGTCACCATTCCAAATAAATAATTGGTTAGGTATAAACTCATAAACATATTCGGAATTAATTACTTCAGGCATTGGCTTGAAATATTCGTTCTCAAGTTTATTTAAGTTTAATGGCTTAACCACTACAATAGCACCAGCATCAATTAAATACTGACGCAAAAATACATCTGTTGCATATTTCTCAATGGTCTGAAAAGTTGGAAATCTTTTGTACATATACGTGTACAAGTCCTCGTTTTCTGCGATCAGTGGAAAGTCAACAGTACTTTTTGTAACGTGCCAGTCAGGTGACTTCTGAATTTTTTGTAGAGATGTTATAACTTTACTGCATGGTGCTTTAGTCATCGGTTGGTACACCGCCTCGCGCCATTGCTTTATATCTTTATGCTCACCAGGTCTACGGCGCTCAATTAATTCTTTAGGATATTCGCCTTCGAAGTGCCATGAAT